ATCCATCATGTGATGCTTCTACCTCATACGCTGTGTATGGGCCAACGGGCAGATCAATCTTTGGTAGTGTTTTACGATTTGATAGCAAACCGATCATACTAAAATGAGACACTCCGAGAAGCACACCTAAACCAAGTGCACCCCACTTAACAAGTGAAAATTTTGGTTTGTTTTCCATTTCAAAAATGCATGATACACTTTATATATGCGAACCAACACTTAAATCTCTTAAATCGTAGTTTACGATACATCTTATATTATTATTTGGTTGTTGAGCAGTATGGTAATATGCTCCATCAAATAAAACAACTCTACCTTGTTTAGGTGTAACTTTTTTTTGTACTGTCAGACCTTTTTCAGATATTGTTTTTTCATTGTATATAATAGTATCACCATCACTATCGCACACATAATATAGCATTACAAAATGTGAATATGGCATGTCTGTATGAGGTGTATCAACATCCTCTTTTTTAATATTACTAGGTAATTGAAAAAATGAACGGCCTTGAAGAACATCAACCTCTTTTATTTTAAGTTTGGAGCATGACTTCTTGATAAGATCTATAAACAAATAGTGAAAATCACTATCAATACCCTCTTCATAATGAACGTAATCATGAGAAAAGGCTCCCCTTTTTTGATTTTCATATTCTCCAGCTGAAGTTATGTCATCAATATAATACCAAGGAAAATCCTGATGATTATATCTGGTTTCACCTATTAAAATACTTTTAATTTTATTTTGATAAGGTTTGTCAATAATATCATCAAATACATAAATTTTATCAATCATAAAAAAATTAAATATCTAAAACTTTATCTCCTATTCTAACATTATTTTTATTAAACCATCCACGATTAACTTCAAGTGCAAACATTGCGTTACAATCTGATGATACAGGTGTTACTCTGAGTGGATGTAGTTCTTTTATATTTTCTATGACTCCCTCTTCATTTATGAAAGCCACATCCAAAGGTATTGTTGTATATTTCATATGAAAATATTTTTCTCCATCTTCCTCAAATATAAACAACATACCAGTATCCTGATCAAGACTTTCTCTAAACATTAGACCCAAATCAAACTCAGTTTGATTCTTTGGTATCATTACTCGGAGAGGTAAGTTGACCACCTCTTCACCCATACCACCGCCATTACCGCCACCATTACCGCCGTTACCATTTCCACCGTTGCCACCGTTACCACCATTCCCGTTGCCATTTCCGTTCCCATTACCATTGCCATTTGTTTTTGCTCCGTTTCCGTTTTTGTTTGTAGGTCTCAACATTCCACCATACCCCACACGATATCCATTAGGAATCTTCTTACATTTCTTATCTGTAAAACAATAGTATTGTCCCGGTGGGCATGACTTAGGAGTAACGCTCTTCGCAGCCTCCTCAATAAAACGATCTAAACTTTTCATTTTTTGTTGTCCTATACTCTAGTTAGGGTTTTTGTTAATTTAAAAACAGTTGATGAATCCGTGGTTGGAGTTGCCCTCACTCTGACATTTCCAGAGTCAATATCAGCATCAAAAGTAGCAAGAGATGCACCTGTTCTTATCGTGCCAAACTCATTTAAATATACGCTTGTGCCATCATGTAATACATTTAACGTGGTAACATGATAATTAGAACCTTGCGTTATTTGTATTTGATATTGAGCAGATCTAAACGTAGCAGCAACAAATGTATCAATATTAGATGCACTTGTCGTGGTTGTTGTTGAGGTAGCAGCTTCTATTGCAATTATAGGAGTAATACTACCAGCACCAAGTTCAAGTCCACTTCTCGCAGTAACAACACCAATTGAATCTACAAAAGTAACATCATTATAGGTTATAGTTCCTGCACAAGAAATATTTCCTGTAACTGATAAATCACCAGTAACATTGTTTGAACCTAGAGCTGTGCTCGCGATGCCAACCCATTTAGAATCTTCAGCATTATAAATTAAAAGTTGATTATTAACTCCTGTAAAACTAACATCATCAAGATCCTTGATAAATCCAGCACCACCACCACCGATTGATGCGAGTTGATATTGAACTCTCTCTACAAATAATTTGTAATGTTTCTGTAGTTGATCAACAGTGACAAAATTCTGATCTATTGGAGTAAGCGGATCATCATTGTTTGTATCTGGTGGATCAGCAAGCATTGTTCCTTGCTCTGCAAGTTCCTCTTTTAGTACCTCTTGCTTACCTTTTAACTCTTCGACTATTCGATACAACTCAGAGATATTGGTAGTATTATAATCATGATGATTGTTTAGTTTCTTAATATCTTTTGTTAATCCACGAATATTTTCATCATAGTATTTTGGTTTTGGTAGATTGGATATCTCATCAGCTAATTCATCAAAATAACCTTTTGACAAATCTTTTGCTTCTTTATTTTTAAGATTAAATTGTTTTACCTCTTCGTCAACTCTTTGTTTAAGATTATTAAATTGACTAAGTATTTGTTTCTTAAGTAATCTGTCATCATTTTTAAACTCATGGTGATGATCCCATACTCGAATAACAGTTTCTTTTATCTCCTTGAGTATATTTTCTTTTGTTTCTTGTAATGTATCACTTACTTTGTTTATCTCTACACGATTGTCAAAATCTTTTGTCTCAATGTTCTCAGATATATCTTGAACTTCACGATCCATCCTTTCACAGATAGATTTGATTTTATCATCTACCTTGATAAAGTCATCATCGATTACACTAAATGTTTTGCCTATCCATGAAAAATCAGGAACCTCATTAACCTCATTTACCCACTTAGTAAACTTTGGTATTTCGGATCTAACTTGATCAATCTGTTGACATATCGCTTTTATTTCTTCATCATAATATTTGACAACGGGAATATTAATTAGATCTTCTTGAAGATTACTGATACGATCTTCAATAGATGCAACTTGATCATCATAATATTTTGGTTCTGGTAACTCTTTTATTTCCTCCTTTACATAATCTATCTGTTGACAAACAGCTTCTATATCTTTATCATAATGTTTAACTTCAGGTATTCCTTCTATTCTTTCAATTATTGATTTAAGTTCATCATCATAATATTTGATTTCTGGTATCTCTGGTATATCTTTTCTTACGTCACTTATCAGACGTATTATCTCTGTTAAATCTTGTTTCTCTTCGATAGAGCAAGGGCCAGTATCAATTGCTGTATTACCTGCTCCAACAGAACTAAAATCATAGTCAGCAGAGTCGGCATTAATTAAATCTGCTATCTCCTCCTCAGGCCTTGGTGGTTCGATGAAATCATCCACTGAAGGTAACTTTTCTTCAATTATAAGGTCGTCTATTGATGGAAGATTTTTTGGATCTACAATAAAATCTTCATAAGACGGTAATTTCTCCGACATTTTATGAGTAAAATATTACTTCGGGATTCCTCTCCCTGATTTATTTATTCTCCTTATTAAGTCCAGATTTTAATATCTTTGATAGTTCAGAAGTTGATCCAACAAACAATGCATTATTGACTGTAGATGGCCCTTTTGATTTTTCTTCCTCATTTACATCTTTGAGTTTTTTCTGTAGATCCATTAACTTGTCAGTTGCATCAGAGACACTTTTTATTAATTGTCCAGCAACTTCATATGCTCTTGGCATCTCACTCTCTTGTGCTAATTCTAATATTCCATTTATTGCTTCTTGTCCTTTTTCTATGATGCTGTATAAATTACCTCTTGTATATTCATAATCTTTTTGAATATGATCACCGTTTGATTTGACTTCCTTTTTCTGAACTTTCGTGGTTTCCGCAGGAACAATATCTGTCTCTACATTGAAAGCATCGTTTAGGTCATCAAATTTTGAGGTTTTCATGTAATTGTACCACTGAATCCAAAGTCGTCACCCATCGGAATAATTGCACTATCCACACCATCTCCATCTGAATTATCAGTGTAGTCAATGCCTTTAATGTCTGTTCCTCTGACGTGTGATGTCGCAAGTGTAGAATCTTTTCCTCTCTGAACCGTGATTTTACTGGTAGATGCGGAAATAGATTTTACTAACATCTCTTCATTATCTATAACAATATAGAATTCATCCTTAATATTTGTGGTATCATCAACTGTAAATGTCTTCTGTGTCGCATCAATATCCTCAGCCAAATTAGTGACCACATCACCTGTATAATCCTTGATCGCTCTTGGTTTGATAGAGTATGTAACATCTCTCTCTGTGCTCTTCGCACCACCAGCAAGATAGCGAACAGACACGCCTTTGATAATATCTGTAGTAGCGGAGGAAACTGGGCCAAATAGATATGTCTTTGCGGTGAATCTTAGTGTGTAATATAAAACTCTTCTTGATGTAAAGTCTCCCTCATATTCATCTTGAAAAGAAACGTTCTCCAATACAACTGGTATATCTCTCTTTTCGTTTATTTCTGAAACTAAATTGACTGTTAAATTATATGATGGTTGAAAGAATGGTAATATCTGTTCGACAATTTGTAGAGCATCATCATTTAACTTACACATAATATTCAATTCAAATTGCATATTATATGGCACAGGCATAAACACTTTTTTGGTCGCAGTTTCTGTGTCTGGATCTTTGACTGTTATCTGTTGTGTTGTTGTTACCTTTCTTGTTGGATCATATGTCAAACCAGTAAACTCAAATGACATTCTTGGTAATGTCATTGCGACTGATTTATTTAAATTTGGTGACTGCTCTAATCTTGCTAAGAACTTTCCAATAGGCCCATATGCAAGTGGGACTTTAGTTGTTGATTTATTTCCATCTGAATCCGTATGCTTAATTGAGAGATCATTAAACAACGTACCAAAAGAGATAATTGTCTTTCTAAATATTTCGTTGTAAAAATACTCAAACATTTTTGCACCTATACCCAGTTATTTATGGTTGTCCAAAGGGATTACCCTCTGAAAAGTCAAGTATTGCATCTGCTTCAGTTTCAAATCCATCATTATCACCAAATCCGTCATCAAAATTAGTGAGATCAATAAGTCTTATTGTATGAACTGCATTAGAAGTTCCACCAGTGATTGTTTCTTTTCTAAGGAATACTCCTTCTACATTTGATATCTTAAGTTCGCTTGTTACACTATTCCAATCTCTGACTCTTGCAGTTGCTCCACTTGTTCCACCAGTGATTATTTCATTAAACTGGAAGTTGCCAACTGCGTCACTAGCTGCAGGAGGAGCGATTGCGATTGTTGGAGGTGTTGTGTAACCAGCACCTGCGTTTGTGATATGAATTGCACTAATGGTTCCAGCAGTAGAAACGATTGCAGTTGCAGCAGCAGAAACTGTTGACAATCCCGTAAATGTAATCGTAGGTGTAGTGGTATATCCAGAACCACCGCCAGTTATCGTTACGATACCAATTGTTCCGTTAGCCATGCCCGCAGTGGCTGCAGCACCTACACCATTTCCACCAAATATTTGTATATCAGGGCCTGTGGTATATCCTGATCCGGGATTAACTAAATTAATACTTTGAACTACGCTTGCTTTTTGATTTAATGGATCAGCAGCACCGGTGCATACAACAATACCACCACGAAGATTCGCAGTTGCGATACCAGTGACACCACCTGTTGGTGCAGATGATATTGCAACTCTCGGAGCAAACGTATATTTTCTACCACGATTTGTTACATCTATAAATTGAATACCACCATTAACAACCGTTGTAACAGCAGATGCACTTGACGCAGTTCCAACTAATGTAAGAACTTGTGTTCCACCTATGATGAAATCTTCACCATCTGCACCCTCTGTTGCTGCGAGTGTATCATCAATCTCATCAACACCAGTATCAATAACCTCATCTTCATACTGGAAGAGTTCACAACGAAGTGTATAAACGTAATTTTTCTTTAGTTGATAGAATGGTTGTTCATGCTCTACATATTTGATTTCAAATAGACGATCACCTAATGGAAAATAAATTAAATCACCCTCTTTTGGTCTCGTTGATAATCTTACATCTGCCTCATTTTTCATAAGTGGCGAGATGTATGTTTCAAATCTATCTCTTGATATTGTGAGTGTTAGTTCGTTTGTCGCCTGAATACCGAACTTTGATAAAAGTGTTGGATTCTCTCCGTATCCATCAAAAGATTCAACGTAAGCCTCAATTGGATACGCATCATCAAACTTAGATTCAATAACCTCTTTTATTATTGTATTACTATTCGCATACTTTCTTGGCATGTAATGAACATTCACCCCATAGATTTGAAGTTGTTCATTTATGAGAGACTGAACTAAGTTCTGCTCGCTAGTTGATCCTTGTTGAAAAAACGGGTTGAGAACCATGTCACTATCCTATGAAATCAAGAGGTGGTAACTCATAAGTATTTGACATCTGTTCTCTAATAGTATCTAACTCTCTCTGCCCATCTTCATATATTTGTCTACCATTTAACTCTACACCACCGGGCAATTTGACACCCTGAAACTTAATTAAGTTCTGCCCCCATTGTCTCTTCATCAATGCGGTAAGATATCTTTTTAAAAAGTAATCATTATATACACCTGTATGATCATTTGGATCTATGATTCTAAAACAATCAATTACTAGAAAATCATCAACACTCATGGCTGAAAAATCCATATCCATATACAAACGATCTTGTCTTTGATTAAATCTGATTTGTTTTTCTGTCGTAAGTGCAAAATTAATAT